GAGATGCCCGGGACCTTCTGGACGACGCCACGACTCAGCTGGATCACTTCGGTGCGGGGGTTTGCGCTCGGGTCAAGTACCACCGCTGCCCTCTGTGCGGAACTGATCAGATCAATCAGTTCCCGGTCGGTCCACCGGCGCTCACTGTCGGACTCGGAGACGTCCAGCAAGGTGGCCCGGGCCCGCGTGATGACGTCTCCGGCCTTCATTTACCCTCTCCGGACTCCAGCTCTCGCACCTGATCGGCCAACTGATCGCGCGACCGGCGCTTATCCAGGTCGACGCCGTGCTTCTGGTGCGCGTACTCGGCGAGCTCGTCCTTGGTCATGGAGTCGATGGCGGGGGCGTCTTTCTCGCCCTCCGGCGGAGCAGAGACGCTGCCGTGCTGGGGTTTGTCGATATGCACCAACTCCATATCCGCCCGGGTGGCCAGCTGCTCTGCATACGGGAACACGCGGTCCGTGCCCTTCTTCCGGAGGGCCCGGAGGGCCTTGTGCTGCTCAGCCATTGTTTACTCCTTGGGAGTGGCCCTGGGGCCGAAGCCCCAGGGCGCCGCCGGTTACTTGGCCACGGCGTAGAAGTGACCAATCGCCTCGGGGTTGGTGGCCTTGAAACCAAAGACGTTCAGGCCACGAACGAACTCGCCGAAGTACTGCTCCGACTTGATTCGCTCCGTCTTGGCGATCTGGCTCGCGTAGGTCAGGCCAGCGGTGTGGCCAAACACGCAGTTGAACGCCTTGGAGCCGTCTTCGTCGGAGGTGGCGAGGTTGTTGCTGCTATAGACCGTGAACCGATCGATCTGGCCGATCCGGCCGTTGCGCATGATCGACGTGCCGTCACCGGCAAGGGACGCATCCCGCAGGTCCGACTTCTTGATCTTCCCTGCGATTTTCGGCGGGAGAACCAGCCAGCGCCCCTGCTGCGGGACCGACTGCTCGTCGAGCACGGTGCCCATGTCGACGATGTAGTCGAGGACGTTGTCCTTATCGACCTCAACCGGGGAACCAGCCTCGCCGAGATTGATTCCGCCCGACTTCTTGCCCGCATCGGCGCCGGCGTTCTTGTCGTCGGCGTCGCCGTAGACCTCGCCGAGGATCTCCGAGTCGATGCTGATCTGCATCTGCTCGGTGGCGTCGTCCGTGAACTCGTCCATGAGCTCGATATCGCTCTGGACCTCGTCCACGTTGTCGACCAAGACATTGAAGTAATCGCCTCGGTCGATGGTCAGCTCGACGTGGTTGCCCTCGGGCACCTCCGGGTCGAGCTTCTCGCCGCGCTTGTACTTCTTGATGGTGATATCCGGGCGCATCCGGATCATCACCTTGCTGCCTTGGTCGGTGATTTCCCCTTCCCAGTCGGTGTTGGCGATCTCGCCGAACACGGTGGTCTCGTAGAACTTCGTGTTGATCTTCGAGGACCAGATCTCGGGGATGAAGTTACCCTGATAGTCGGGGTGCCCACTAGCTCGATCCACCATGGGTGCTGCCTCCTTTGATGGTTACCGCCCGCAAGCACCCCGACACGGCTGCTGTGTCATAGCTTTATCCGTGGAGTGCCTGCAGGATCTCTCGCTCTTTCGCTTTTGCTTCGTCCTCTTTTCCGCGCCACTTGCCCCGGCGGATTTCTTCCTGCAGAGCGGTGTAGTCCTCCACCGTGTAGCGAGGACGCGACGATGCCGGCTCCGGGTTGCGTGACTTGCCCGGAGCGACCTGGGACTGAAGCTCCTCTTGCCGCGATTGCTGCTGCTGGCGACGGGCACCGTCGACCTGCTCGACGAATGCGTTGAATACCTCGGCTACGCGCGCGGCGTCCAGGCTCTGGTGGGCGCTGTCCAGGAGCTGTTGGCGAGTCTGCCCGGTCAGCCGGTCGACCTCGCCGAGCCACTGCAGCCAGTCCTGGCGCCGGTTGATCGTCTCCCACTGCGGGCAGAGGGCAGACAGGTCCCGCCAGAATCGCTGCTGATCGTTCTCCTGTAGGCGCTGCTCCAAGCGCTGGACGTCCTCTTGGACCCTGCTAGAGCTATCCTCCTGGGCCGGGCCGATCTCCTGCTTGGCGACCAGCTTCACGGCCTCGAGGAAGTCCTCACCAAAGTCCTGTCGGATCCTCTCCAGGCGTTCATCCGAGATGCCCGAATCGTCCCCCTTTCTTTCCTGGCTGGCCTTCTCGTTGCGGGCCTGCTCCAGCTGCTCACGAAGACGATCGCGCTCCTCGGTAGCCTCGCGAAGCTCCCGCTGCAGGCGGGGCACCTCGCTGTTGTACTTGCCGCGGAGCGTGTCGTGCGCCTGTCGCAGCCGGTCGTACTCAGCCTGCAGGTCGCTGCTGCCAGCGGTGCCAGCGGTGTCACCATCGCCCCAGGGCTGCCCCTCGAGCTCGGTGGCCGCGTCGGCTTGGGGTTGATCCTGTTGCGCTACACCTTCGTCGCCGGTCTCGCCGGCGGCCTCGTCGCTCTCGGGGGCCGTAGCGGTATCGTCGCCGGTATCCCCGTTGTCTTCGCCGCGGAGCCCTGCCATAAGCTCCTCGGCCTTCCGGTCCTGCTCGCGTACAGGCTTCGGTTTGCGTGCCATGCGGCCCTCCTGGGTGTCGCATGTGGATGTCGTCCTGCCGGACACGAAAAAGCCGCCCGGAGGCGGCTACACGGAATCGCTGACGGCCCGTTCGGGTGTCGTCAGCGCTGCCCCCGCTTGAGTGATTCGCGGGCGCTTTGCGTGTGCTCGATGAGCTCGTCGAGGGCCTGCGCCGCCCCTTGGGTCTGGCGCAGCTCCGCCTCGTCGCGCTCTTGGATAGCCGCGTTGACCTGGCGCTGCCGGCTGTCCTGCAGCCACCCGATCACGCGGTCGAAATCTGGGTTGCCGTCGAGCCGGGCCAAGGCCTGCAGGACCTCTCGCCCCGGGCGATCCATGCGCCTCATCCGCGCATCTCCCCGGCCGGGGCACCGTCGAGCTCGGCCTCGCGCGGCGCCGGCTGCTGCTGTGCCTGCTGCTGTGCCTGCTGTTGCTGCTCCTGCTGGATGCGCTGCTCCAGGGTCTCCTGGTCCGGCACTACGTCCTCGCTCGGCACGTCGAGGTCTTGGGCGATCCGGGCCAGCAGTGCGCGCCGACCTTCCAGGCCGACGATCTGCGAGTCCATCGGGTTCGCCGTCTGCTGCAGGAACTCAAGCCTTCGCATCTGCAGCTGCTCCTTTGCCACTAGGGCCATCGCGCCGCGAGCCACCACCTGGGCGTCGCCCTTGTTATCCGGGTTCGGGTGGTAGCGCATGACCCAGTAGAAGTAGCGCCGGACCGTCGGCACGATGATGCCTTGGTCAATGTGACTGACTACGTTCTTGATCGCTTTCGACGCAGCGTTCATCAGCATCGAGAGACCACTGGCCGTGCGTCCGCCGCCGCCCACGTCGCTTGAGCCGTAGGTGTAGGCCGGGATTCCGCTGTGCTCGTCGGCGATCTTCGAGTATTTGTCGTAGACGGCCATTAGCGCGTCCGTCATGGGGTTGGGCTGAAAGAAGTGCAGCGGCACCTGCTTCCCGCCCTGGCCACCCGACGGGAACTGCATCTGCCAGATCTTCCACGGGTAGACCTGCGTCACGTCCTCACCCGGCGGCAGCGAGTCAACATCGATGGCCACCTGGGGGCCGGATGCGATGCCCATATTGTTTACCATCGCCCGAGCTGCTGCGTTGCAGATATCCTGGCAGTCCGAGATCAGATCCGGTACGCCGCGGCCCCAGAAGCTGCCCGGGATCGGCTCGAAGCTCGCCTTGCTGTAGGGCTTGCGGCCGAGCGGGTCCGGGTTGATCTGGATCTTGATCACATGCCTGCCGATGAGCCATGCGCAGACGGAGACGTCGCGGTCCGGGTCGCCCACCTCACTTTCCGGCATGCCCCAGTCGATGAGCTTGCTTCCGGGAACCTCGCCCCAGTACTCCAGAGCGTCGATCCAGTCCTCGTTGAGCGTGGCGGTGTCGTCGTCGTTAGCCCGCGCCTCGGCGTCGTCCAGGGTCTGCGTCAGCCACTCGGTCAGGCCGCCGTCCCGGTGCTCGCGTAGCGCTTCCCGGATGGCATCCTCGTCGTAGCCGGGCACACCGATCAGCCCGTACAGATCCGAGCGCGTCAGCCGATGGCGCTGAATGATGTAGCCGTCGTCGACACCCTCGGCGCCGGGGGCCGGGTAGATATCGAACGGAGACACGCGCTCGACGGTCGGGATGAGGTCGGCGTACACCTCGGCTTCTCCCGTCTCGCCCCAAACCAAGCGCTCCTGCTGCCGGACGACCGGCCCTTTGAGAATCGCGGCCGGAAAGTCGACCAGGTCGGAGATGACGGCGTCGAACTCCCGCGACCAGCCGCCCTCATCCAGAAGGCCCTCGATGGTCTCGGCCATGCGCTCGGCGCGCTTCTCGGCCTTCTGGCGCAGGTCTTCGCGGACCTCTTCGCGTGCCTGCTGCAGGACCTGGTCGAACATTTCCGGCGTGACCTGCTGCCCGGTGCCGAGCATGAACTCCTCGGCCTCGCGCTGGATCTCCCCGAGCACGCGCTGTTCGATCTCGGGCGGCAGATCGGGCTCGCTGGTCGGCTGCAGATCCCACGGGCGGTCCCCGGCAGGCATGAGCACGTCGCGGATCCACGACTTCGCCGCCCGGCACTTCACGGCAGTCAGCATCATGTAGATCTCGCTGCCGCCCTGCTGCCGGATCGCGGCGAGCTTGTCCGGGTCGTACTCCCCGTTGCGCTGGCGCAGGTTGGAGAGCATGCGCCGCTCGGCCCGCTGCTTTGCGCGGTGCGCGCGCTGCCACGCGTGGCGGATGTGGCCGACCAGCTGGCTTTCGATCGCCTGCTGCCGGCTCTGCGCCTCCGCCTCGCTGCGGCGCTGCTGCTCAATGTCCTCGTTGCTGAGGACGACTACCAGTCCGCGTCCGCTGCTAGGCATGGGTCACACCGTAAGTGGGGAGGATGATGCGACTGCTGCGCTGCTCCGCCGCGCGCTTGCGCTCGAGGTCGATCATCAGGTGGTCCATCATCTCGTCGATGTAGCGCTTGCTCGTCGAGTTGATGTCGTAGTCGATGTCGAGCCGGTATTCATCCGCGGTGACCAGCCGGAAGCGGACGATGCCGTTGCGCTTGCGCGAATAGAGCACGGCCACGCCCAGGTCGTCGCGATACCCCCAGAGATTGCTGGTCAGCTCGCGAGACGCCAGGCGCGACAGCGTCTTGCCTACCGCCTCGATGATCTCACCCACCGCTTCGACGCTCATTAGGTCCACCCCTTGCTGCCGACCCGACGCACGGGGCGCGCGGTGCGCCCGCCGGTCAGGCCGGTCTGGATCGCTTCGTCGACCATGGTCGTCACCAGCGCCTCGGCCGCATCCGGCGACGCATGTCCACGCCGCTTGATCATGTCTTTTGACTCGATCTGCAGGCGCAGCTTGTTGTCGTAGCCGTATTGCGGCGCGAGCAGGTCATGCTCTAGCTCGTCCGAGTCGGCTAGGTCGCACTCGCCTTGGATCCACTCTCGGGTGCGCCACCAAGCCTGGGCCCGGAGGTTCACGAACTGCCTCGGGTCCGACGCCTGGGCTGCGAACTGCACATCCACTACAGGGATGCCGATCTCTCGCAGCCGATCCACCACGCCAGCGCCGACGCCGGTGCCGTCGACCGTGACCACGTCGGCATTCCACTCCCGGTATTGCTCGGCGACGTGACCGGCGAGCTCCATGGTGTCGATCTCGCGGTAGATCTTCGGCAGCCACGACTTCGGGCCGCGGCGCGCGATGATCACACTCCGGTCGTCGCCGAATCGCGCCGGGTCGACGCCAAGGATGAGCGGGTAGCGGTTGTAGACATCAGGCCCGAGCTCGAGCCGCCGGGCTGCGACAATCGCCTCCGGCTCAATCAGCTGAGAGGCCGAAACCCTGGGGAACTCCCCTCGCACGCGGACGCGGATGAAGTCGCTATCCTCGCCGTGGTCCTCAACCCAGCGGTCGATTTCCTCCCGGTTGACCATCTTGGCCGAGCGGCTGTCGACCTTCCGGGTGTTCCAGCGGTGCTGATCCGCGCCAAAGCAGCGCGCGAACCGGCCATCGGTGCGCGTCGGGTTGCCGAAGGCCATCCAGAACGCTCCGGGCGTCGTCATCGCGCCCTCGGAGACATCCCAGATGCTGTCGGCGATCGCCGATGCCTCGTCGTAGATCACCAGCACGTCGTCGGCGTGCAGGCCGGCGAACGCCTCGGGGTTGTTCTCGCTCCAGGGGATCGCATCGATGCCCCAGGTCTCCGGGGCCTCGACCGCGAAGAACCGCGTCGCGGTCCACTTGAACCAGTGAGCGTTGAGCGCGCGCTTGTGCCAGATCGACAGCTCGCGCCAGGTCTTAGACTTGAGCTGGCTCTGGGTGTTGGCCGTGACCACCCCGGCGCAGTGCGGCCGGGTCGACATGAACCATAAAATCATCCAGGCGGTCTCGGCTGTCTTCCCGATGCCATGGCCCGAGCTCGTCGCATCGCGGTAGCTGATCTGCTTGCCGGACTGAATGTGATCGCGCACGTCGCGCAGCTGCGCCGCCTGCCACTCATCCGGCCCATCCTGGTCGGCCAGGGGTGTGCCGGGCTCGCCCCACGGGAACGCCAGCATCACGTACCGCAGCGGATCGTCCCAGCACGCCGCGATCTCCTGGACCAGGTCCGACTCAGCTGTCGTCATCCTGCTCGATCTGCCGCGCTCGCCGCCGTGCCTTGGACAAGGCCTCGGCCAGGCCGCCGGCCTCATCGCCGGAGTCTTCGTCGATGCTGTAGGCCTGGCGCTCCAGGTTGATCAGTCGCTGCATGGACTGAGAGAGGTCGCGCATCACGCCGGCGCGCCCTGGCAGCGACACCGCCTTGCGGATTGCCTGTGCCTCGCGCTGACTGGCGCTGCTCTCTTCGATGTGCTGCTCTGCCATCTCCGAAAGGCCAGGCATCTTGCACTCGGCCCGGAGCTCGTCGAGCATCATCTCGACCGTCTCTCGGCCGGTGCGGATGTCGCGCCGATGAAGCGTCACCACCCCGACGACGCGATCTGCGTTTTCTTCTACGGCTCGCGCTTCGTCGACCCGCGTTGCCGTTGCGTCCCCGGTTGCGTCCTGCGCGTCCTCGCCGCTGCGTGACAGCTTCTCCTGGGCTCGCGTCTTGACCTTTTGGGTGAGGTCGCGCTCCCAGCCCTTTTCCTTCGCCTTGCGCCGGATCGGCCCCTCCGTGATCCCGTGGCGGCGGGCAATCTCACGGACCGAGAGTATGCCGGCGCGGTACTCTCGCTCGATCGCTTCCCAGTCAGCCTTGCTCTTTGCCACGGGGGATTCCTCCTGGCCCCGCCCGGAGGCGGGGCGCCTCGTACTACCGGCCCGGCTTCACGGCCTTGCCGACCTCGGTCGCGGACTCTTCGCCGCTGCGCCGAGACTGATCCGCCGAGCCGAAGCTTGCGCTGCGGTCGCCAGCGCGCGGCCGGGAGTCATTGCGTGCGGCCTTGCCGGTCTCCTGGTGACCAGACTCGCCGGAGCGCCGGGAGTGCTCGGCGCGGCCGGAGCGCTGCTCCATCTGCTGAGCGTCTTTGTCGTAGCGTTCCATGGGTGCCTCCTGGGTTGGTTCAGCGTCGATGCTCTTTGGCCGCCTTCTCGATCTGCCGGCGGTCGGCAGCCCGGTATCCGCACCGATCGCATTCCGCGTACCGGCAGCCGATTGCCTCCGCCCGACCGGAGAGGGTTGCTCGGACGACGCTCTCGCGCGGCTCAAGGGTGCCCTCGCCGCAGATCGGGCAGCGCTCATACATCACCGGCTTCCTGGTCGACCTGCCGCCTGTAGGCGATTGCGTCTGCTTTGTTCTCCCGTGCCTGCTCGGGCGTGGTCACTTCTGTGCCGCACGCCTGGCACTCCGAGTACAGCGATCGCCTCAATGACGCGCGACCTCGATACACGATCAAGCAATTCCCCGTCCGAGCCACGAGCGGGCCGCCATCGCATACCGGGCATCTGTCGCACACAGCTACTCCACCCGCTCCTCGATGGCCTCCTCGGCCGAGTCGAACGGGCCGACATCAGCCTGGGCGAGCGTCCACGTCACGCC